AAGTGTAGCTATGAGGGGGCAGTTGCATTAGCTTGTATATTTATTTGGCTACCTTTATCGGGTAAATTCTATACTTGAAATGTCAACAGACCCTAAATAAATCAAATTATTAGCCATACTTAACCTACTGTTTAGAAAAAATAAAAAGCTAGATAAATAACAAGATTTTCTAACCATATGCAATTTGGAGGCGGCATCCAACTTTAAACAACTAAAATGAAAGAAGCCGCCATGGGTGCCCAGATATTGCTTACACAAAAAACATTTCTCAGGGCATTTAAAAATGCTCACATTTCTGTAAGCATTTGTGGTACTTCTCGTCTTTCCGAGTGTCAATCGATTCGCTCAGTTAGATGATGTATAACTTCATCTAACTAATAGAAAAATTACTCGGTATTTGATATTCAATCAATCAGTTTATTTCGTAATATTTTGATAAATATCACGTTTAATTCACAACCGATATGATTTTGATGTAATTCAAATTAATTAGAATTTGGTGCGCCATACAGGACTTGAACCTGTGACCATCCGCTTAGAAGGCGGATGCTCTATCCATCTGAGCTAATGGCGCATAAAAAAAGGATGTGGTGATCTGCCACACCCTGCCTATAGTTTCGATATTAATCAGCTCGGCAACCGATCTACCGCTACTCACAATCACACAAACCTAACATGTACGGTCTGCTTTACTTGCTTTCATTCTCTTTGGGTCGGGGTGCCAATCCCTAGTCTAGGTTTTTTACTCAAAGGCATGTTCTGCAAATTGGCTTTTTGCAGGCATTAAAAAAGCCCACAATGTGAGCTCTCGCAAACAAAAAATTAATAATAAAGCCTTAACTCCATGTAGTTTCAGCAGTTCCTTTACAAACAATATCTGCTATTTTCCCTGCAGGCTCATTAAATATATAAATTAAATTTGGATCAGTTGCACAAACAGTCACCTGAAGCATATCCCTCACGAAACCCCAAATATTAAATTTTTGATCCGCTTGTGAAGATTTTTCGTGTTTTTCAGCAGCTTCTGTAAAAATTGAACTCCAATTTTCACCAAATTTCTTTAAATCTTTTACAGAAGTTCCTCTTAAATCAATTATTTGATTAATCTCAGTTGAATTAGGATTGTATATCGCAACAAAAGGGCCATTTGAATACTTTAAACTTGGGTTGAGTTTACCTAACTCCTTTTCAGCCAGAATGTAATCATAGACTTTTAAAATTTCATCACAATCAGTCAAGTTCTGAGGCAATTCAGATCTAACTGGAACTTTGGTCACCACCTGATTTTCTATCGGCACATCTTTAGTCTGTTCAATTTCATCAGGTGTAGGTAATTGCACAAAACCTTCACACAGAGCTTTATTCATTTTTCTTACATTCACACCATCTTTAAAAAAAATTACAGCTGATGGTCTTGTGCTATTAGGCACCGGAACTAAATCAGCCTCATTTAACGTAAATTGGCGAGACATAAAATCAAATTTATTAATTTGAGATATATCTGGAGGAGGGGGAGCGACTGGCGCAACAACTGGTTCTGGCGACTTAACGCCCACACACCCTGTAAGTGGAAGCAAACTTAAAGCAACCAAAGTTAAGATTTTTTTCACTGAGCAACCGCCTTTGAATTTTATATTTAATTATTATAATTATTAAATTGTAAAAAAGCCCACCTTTCGATGAGCTTTTTAACACTTGGTCACTTTTGTATAGAAGGACCAGTCTATAAAAATACTATCTTATATGGGGTTTATTTGTCAATTAAGCTTTTCTTAAATTTTTCCGATAGATATCAGCATAAAAATCTATCTCATCACGCATATCTGAAAGCATAATATCCGCCATATTTTCAAGATAAGCATAATGCTCCCGATAAGTACGCATCTTCATTTCATTAATACCAAAGAAGCGCAACTTATCCTCAGACTTAAATCCGCCTGCACTACGAAGATTTAAAAATAGAGCCATCTTAGCCACTTTAAATGCAAAAGACTTAAGATCAAATCTAATGCGCTGTACATCCTTTGCCAAGGCTTGATAAAGAGTGGCTGCCAAATGACGATGCAAAATACTGTAGGCCATCGTATTATCGCGATAATCACCCCATACCAAAATTTCACAATACGCTTTTGTTGCCTGATCATCGATTGAAGCAATGGCACCGCAACGATCCTCCCAAGTAACAGGTTCAAGGTTGGTGTCTTTTGTGCTTATTTCATAATTTGCAGTCTTAGCGCGCATCTGTTGCCCCAACCACTCAATGTTTGATAATTTTTCTGCCATTACTGCATTCATCCCATCACCCTTAAATATTAGCCAAGTCTAAAATTGTTATAGTTCCCCAGTGCACCGCACCAGTATCAATCCAGTAGCAGTTATCACGCTTACAAGGCTTTTGAGTAACTGTGTGCCCCATGATTACCGCATCTACACCTGATACATGGGTATATTGTTTTTTGTCTTCGTCCAGTCGGTCACGACCCCATATCGCCAAATCAACTGGATCTCTACCATCTATTTTTTTAGAAAAAGGGTTGGCGAGAACCTGCTTAAATTCATCCCAATTATTTTGTTCAATATGCCCATGAACAAACCCATATTTTTTACCGTGATATGAAACTTCTAAAGCAATTGGTAATGCTGAAAATGTTTTGGCAATTTGAAATTGATCTTCGACACTCAGTTCATAAAACCACTCTCCACCATTTGATATGTGGCAGTGCTTAGAAGGGACATCACATCTCCCCCAAATACATAAATCCTCATGATTCCCACGCACTGATGTGAACCAAGGCTGTGATAGCAATTCAATGCATTCGATATTCTGAGTACCGCGATCCACTAGATCACCTACAGCAACCAATAGATCATTTTCAAAATCAAATCCAATGGTGCCCAAACGATTCATAAGCAAGTTATAGCAACCATGAATATCACCAACCGCAAAAAGCTTGCCTGTTATCTCTTTATCCCAAACTTCTACTAATGCCATCCCAATCACCCTATTCGTTTTAAAATTTCTTCAAGTGCTAAACCGCTTTTTACTTGTTCAGTGCTGTACCGATACACCTGATAACCCAACCCCTGTGCCGAGTTATATTTTTCCATATCCCCTAAATACCCTTTACCCCGCGTATGCCGACCTCCACTCCAGATCCCGCCTTCAACCTCAATCAAAATACCCATTCCAATTAAATGAAAATCAGCTCTCCACTTCCGATCCGCATTAAATTGAAACTCCTGTTCAAACTTGATCTTGTGTGCCCTTAGGTGCTGAGATAAAACCGCCTCACCTTCACTTACCACACGTTCTTTCTTGACCGATGCAGGACGCTTGGACCTGCGTTTCGGCTTATTGATTTTCTTGTACTCAGCGAGTGAGATTGATGTCATTTACCACTCACCTACCTGCCGAATTACTGTTGTAATGGCTTTTAGTGTCATTTCTATATCTAAGGGATCTTGTAAAAGATCAGAAATCATCAAAACTTTAGTTTTGTACTTCTTAGCAACCCTCTCCGCGTCCTTTTTTTTTCGTTCCAGCTTGGTATTGAAAGCAATAAGTTCCGCATGCTCTCGTTGTAGCTCAGCAAGATTCATTTCCAAGAATCCACCACTTTTGAGTAGCATTTCAACTTCTTGCGGATTACCCATTTCAATTGCTTTCATCGCTCAATCACTCCAGTCAAAGGGCTAATGTGGTTGCGGATGTCGGTGCAGTGGTCAACCTCCACACTTTTAACTTTCTGAATTTCATTATTGAACATTGTTAGAAAATCAAATGAACCACCACTCGCCACAACAAAGTCTTGATGAACTTCTTTTACTGTGTAAATTGTCATATCAACAGCACATGTGTATTGCACTTGATCACCAACCACCAACCCCAATTTTTCGATTAAGTTCATGCTGCCACCATTCCCTGAATTCGACTTAGCAAAGTTGCAGCCGGATTCACTTGCTCAACCATTCCGACACACGTTGCAGTCGCCCATGCACTCACCGCAGTAAGTCCCTTTAAATCCTCATCCACTGCCTTGATCCACTGATCAGACACACCACTCCAACGCAACTTCAAGCCATCACGCTCAACCTTGATGTGCTTTGCACCGCTAATCACTTCTTTGATGCTCATCAACTTGTTAAATGACCATTCCATTTCATGCTCATGAATCGTGCCGTCATCAGCCTTTGCAGTGGTCTTAATCACAACATTCCAGATTTGCTTACGGTCTACACGATGAGCCAAAAACAACGGAACAAATGAACCCTGGTAAATCTTCACCAGGTCATCATCATTCACATCACGATCCAGTGATTCCACATACTCGGCTGTGGAGAGAATTTCCCAAGTTGCGGATAATTTTTGTTTGGTTTTTTTCATGCATTCACCCCAAATAGTTGTTTTGCTTTACCTGTTAGGTAATAACGCTTTGCTTCACCAAGCTTTGAGCGACCTGTATATAAAAGATCAGCCTGAACCATACTGTTTAGATAGCGCTGAACACTACGGATATTTACTGACTGCATGACTTGTTGCTGAACTTCAGATGCGGTAGCAACACCTGTATTTCTAATCGCAAGTAACACATCAATTCCGACTGATAAAACTCGTGCCTTTCCACCTGTATTTCTGCGCATATCGACCTGATTTCGATCTTTCACAACCACCCCAATGCAAAGTTATTATTTTCAGAATTACTCACCACCGCACATAAGAAAATCAAAGCAAGTAGGCAGATAAGTAGGATTGATTTGTTTTTCATGCTAAATCCTCAATCACTGCACCAAACTCACCAATCAAGGCAATTTGCTGTTCACACCATGCTTTACGGAATGCAATCTCATCCGCCTTTAATTCACTATTGTTGTGGTCGAAAGTTATAGCCCAACACGAGCCATGTTTTAGAAGCGGAATCACGCATGTATTCAATTCAGGACTAAGCACAGCATTGCTGAATTGTGATAAATGTTCGAGTCTGGTCATGCTGCACCGCCTAAACCTTGCAATTGATCAATCGCACTACTATCCAAATTTGAGAACTGGCAGTACTTCAATTGCGAATGCATATACGATGTGCCACTTTCACCATGTCGGTTTTTACCCAAAATAGCCTCGGCAATTCCTTGGTACTTAGATTCTTTGTTGTAGATCTCATCCCGGTACAGAAATAGAATTTGATCAGCGTCTTGTTCGATGGCACCTGATTCACGTAGATCCGACAGTACTGGGCGTTTATTAGGACGTTTTTCAAGTTCACGATTTAACTGAGACAACAGCACCACAACACAATCAAACTCTTTGGCCATCGCTTTGAGTTCACCAGTGAAATAGGCAATCTTTAAATCTTCACGAGCAAATGATTTTGTGGTTTTCATGATCTGAAGGTAATCAATAAACACTGCACCCACGGAACCATACTGGTGCTTCACTTTGCGGATCGACTCACGAATGTTTGCAATTGATGGACGCGATGTGTCATTGATCTGCATGCGCACGTTTTTAAGCATGGCCACTGCTTGCGTGTAGGCTGTAAATTCCTCTTGTGGCAATGTATGTGGTGCATTGCGTACCTTGCTGATATCTGCTGGCCCTGCCGCGCAGCACATACGCATTGCAATCTGCTCCTTAGGCATCTCCCCCGACATGATCAGCACTGGTTTTTGCTGAAATATCGCAACATTACTGGCAATCACTTGAAGCATCGTGGTTTTACCCATCGCTGGTCGTGCAGCAATCACCATCAGACAGCCCGGCTCCACATCGCCTAATTTTTTATCTAAATCATAGATCCCTGTCTGAATGCCTTTGATCATGGTTTTACCCTGAGTCAACGCAGTCATTTTTTCGTGCATTTCAACAAAAGTATTTGCAGCTGCATCATGAATGTGAAAAAGGCTCTCAGTGCTCTGCTCTGTGTTTATTTCCGCGAACGCTGTCTGTGCATTGAAAACTAAATCACCGCGGCTCACGGTCAAGCTACGTGCGTTCAGGATGATCTTTTGAGCCACACTCTCCACTTTGCGGCAAGCCGTCAGGTCTTTTAGTTTTTCAGCATAAGAAATCAGGTTATAAAAACTTGATGGTGCATCACCTAAAATTTGCATCAAGTATTTCTCACCGCCAACTGCTTCGCTGAAACCGTGTGTTTCAATCCACTGGTTGATCAACACTGCGTCATACGGTGAATTCTTAGAATCCAGATCAACCACAGCCTTGAAGATCAATTTATGGCGTGTAGCATGAAAATCGTCTTCAGTGAGCAGGTTTTCAACTTGAGCAAACGATTCTGAAACAGTCATCAGAGCAGCCAATACAGCCTGTTCAATCTGCATGCTATGGATTTCAGTGTTGATCATTGAGCAGCTCCTAAAAATCCTTTTGGTTTTGAAGGAAGGTTGATCAGGGATTGATTTTGTTGTTCAGGATGGATTGGCTGTGGGTTTTCAAGTTGATCTAATTCGGCGTTGGTTTCTTGCCAATTCCATGCAGCCTTGAAAGTTTCCCAACCACGAACAACGATAATTTGAAATGCGCGCTCATTCGAAATACACGCTTGCTTCGCTTGACCAAAAACTAGCTTCAGAACATTTTCCGTAATTGGTTTTTTCTTCTTGTTTCGAAGATTTGTGTATTCAGAAATAGTTTGCTCAGATACTCCATTTTTGATGAGAATTTCTTTTGCCGAGAACTTTTGAGTTTTTGATGGTGCGACTGCACTAATACTCTCTGTTGTATTCTCTGTAGTATTCTCTGTATTAGATGGGCGGATCTGTGCATTCAGTTGGGCGCTTTCGTGCATACAGTCTGGCGCTTCTGTGCATTCAGTATGGCGGTTTGGTGCATTCAGTATGGCGGAATTGTGCATACTAGGAGTGGCAAGGGTTTCAGAGTATTCAATCAATGCTTTGTACAGATTTTCACGCTCAACCTTGAAAAATACACGACGAGGCACACCGACCTTTTTTTCAGACAAAAAACCAAGCTCTTTGAGGGTTTTTCGAGCAGTATCTTGTTCACGACGAGTAAGACCAGTTTCCATGGTCCAGTCAGAATGAGTCTTAAAAATCCACCCATCATTGTCCCTGGTTCGTGATGTCCAGTACACCAATTGTGACAGCATGAGTGCACCATTAATGCCACACCCAATGAAAACGTAATGCTTGTTGAATGCAATTGGCTGTTCGTTCATAGCCTCAATCAATCTAATTAACGGAATTACTGAACTCATTTACCACCCCGCATAAATTCAAATAAATCAACACGCGCTTTGGCAACGAGACAGGCGTTGTTTAAACAAGGTTTTTCTAGATTGGCTTTAAGCGCCAATTCAAGCAGCTGTATTTTTTGTGCAAGCAGTTTCTCTTTGTAGCTCATACCCCACCACCCAATCGCATCCCCACATCCAACTCCGCAACACTTGCAGAGCGAATATCATCCCGATGCACAAGCTGCCCACACACCAACCAGTAATACTCATTAGGTTGGAAGGCTTCTACGGTTTTTAGGGCATCGATCTTGATGTGACTCATATACACAACGACATCACCCGGTAAAAAATCCGAATTGTCATTGTTTGATTGTTGTGCTAAATTATTCTGCATATTCTATTCGCCTCGCTGAATTTGAATTCAAAAAGCCTGATCTCAGAAATCAGGCTTTTTCTTTGATGGTGCTTTTAATTTGCTTAGTCATTGAGCTTAAAGTGCGCTGCATGTCGTAAATTGCACCCAAGATATTGTTTAGGTTTTTGGGGCAAGTTCCATCTGTTCGGGCTTTTCTAATCAACTCGCACACATCACCCTTCTTTGCACCTACCTCTAAAAGCATCTCGAACATATCGAGTTCTTTTTTCTCTAGGCATTCAGGAAGCTGAATACACACCTTGCCATGCATTTCTGCTTGTGCATGCAGCATTCGATAATCGTTTGTGAATGACATAAGCGTGTTGGCTTCATCTAGGCGCAAATGGTGTGTCTGGTTGTTCTGATTAACCTTGTTGCTTAGCATGTGAGAACTCATCCCCAAGCGTGGAGCCAAGGAAGATGCTCCACCTGGATAGTCATGCACTGTGTTATATGCAGCATCTGCTAAATTCATGTTAAATCCTTATTTCATTAACGTTTCTTTAAAACATTGACCGAGTGATAATTAAGTTAAGCGGATAAGTTTTGAAATTCTTTCAATGCGGGGCATAGGTCTGAAGCCTTGAAAGCTCCTTGAGTAGCTCGCTCAGCACGCAATGCTGTTTGTGCAGACATTTTTTTTGTACCGCATACCCAACCAGAAACTGCGGGCTGTTTTACAAGCAAGGCCGTCGCTGTGTTTTCTTGGCTTCCAAAATGAGTAACAAGCGTCTGATATAGCTGGACTTGGGGATTGCCCATGGTTATATCTCCTTAGATTTATAACCATATTATAACTATAGTTATTTACAGTCAATAACTATAGTTGTTTGAATAAATATAACCTAGGTTATATATTTATTGAACTATTAGAGAGTATCGATTTATGTCACTTAGAGAGCGCCTAAAAGAGTCCCGTCGTAAGGCGAAAAAAACTCAGGCTGAAATTGCAGAAGCTGTTGGTATTACACAGCCCGCCTACCAAGCTCTTGAGTCAGGCAAGAATCAGAAATCAGCCTTTCTTCCTCTAATTGCTCAGGTGTTGGGTGTTGATCCTTACTGGCTTACAACAGGAAAAATTTCAGATTCTTTTAATCAAGAAGATATTCTAGATCCAGTAATTGTGCGCGAGGAAGATGAGAGTCAGTTTGTATGGATAGAGGTGGTTGAGGCTAATTTTTCCTGTGGTGAGGGTGAATCTATTGAATTTCACTTTGATGCCATTAATGGAAAAATTCCATTCCCCCCTTCATTTTTAAAAGATAAAAATGTCACCAAAAACAATATGAAAATTATTAAAGCCAAGGGTGACAGTATGGCTGATTTTATTAAAGATGGAGATTTAGTGGGTATTAATCTTTCTCAAATAGAGATTATTGATGGTGAAATTTACGCTGTATATCTAGCTGGCGAAGGCATGATTAAGCAAATTTTCAAAGAAGCTGACGGATCACTGATTCTTCATAGTCTTAATGACAAATATCGAGACAAGGTAGTTACTGAAGAAAATGGGAAAAATTTCAAAGTAATGGGACGTCAAATTTGGCGTGCCGGGTAACCCCAACAAGAAATCATCATGAACAAGAAAGCTCAATACGATGTAAACCAAGATGCTGAATGTGATAAAAGCTCTTAAAAAAGGAAAGCGTAATGATTGCAACACTTAATAAATCCCAAACTGCACTAACGATTAACCGTCAAGAATTTAAATTAGCATTAGATAAAATTGGCACAGCAATTGATAAGCAAATAGTCTCGCTTAAAAAAGCCAAGCAAAGCTATGATGCTGCGGAAATGGCACGTGAGGTCATTAGTGAAGCAAATATCTTTGAAGCCATTATTGAGGGCTTTAACGAAGCAGAAGGCACTAATCTAAAGTTGACCGACATAACCAACCTTGAAGTGGCACAAGGATGGATAGATGAATTTTTAGAAAAGTATTCGGAGTTATAAACCCCAACCTTCACATTAGGAAATCATCATGAACAAAAAACCTCAATTCGATGTAAATCAAGATGCTAAATACGATACAAATCAAGCTGCGTCTTATGATGATGTACAGGATTCTTTTGATGAGTTTAATCAAGATATTCCTGATGATTTTCCCCAAGATGCATATGACGAATATAAAAAAGACAATCAGCCTGATGACTTTACTCAATATGAAGTCTCACCAGTAGCCGAGAGAGTCAAGCCGTCCGTTAAGAAGAGAAAATAATGAACAAAAAACATGAACTTCCCGAGCTTTATATGTACAGAGAGCTTTCAAGTGGTGAGCAATTAGCAATTAATCAAATGCTTATTTCTTATGTTTGGGAAATTGGTTGTCTCTTTAATGTGCATATGAAGAATAATGCTAAATCATACAATCTGGTAAAACTAACGAGTGTCAATTTTGAAAATGACGCTACAAGTGTTTGGGTTCACTTTGAAACAATAACAGGTGAAAGCATCGGTATACCTCTAGATTTCCTCTCAAAAATAGAATTTTCAGGGCAAAAAGAAATTTAAAAACTGCGTACTTATTAATATCAGGCAATTACGGGAAGTGTGGTGATATGAATGCAGACAATTGAAATCAATTCCCACAAGATCAGCCGTGTGTTTTATCAGCACTTCTTATTGACTATAGAACTCAAGACTGGAGAAAAGTTTTTATATCGTACTGTAGTCCAAGAGACTTTCGATGATTTTATGAATGCTGATGACAAAGACAAATTTTATAAAACTCACATTCAGTTTAATGATGGTTTTAAGAGAATTCAGCTTTTTGGGTGATTGAAAATAAAACTGCAATCTGAAGAATAAAGTTGTTGGGTTGTTTAGAAATCTATAGATTAGTGTTAAAAAGATCATAAGTTTTTATTTTTTATAAGTTTCCTTGTAAATATAGAAAGTAAGAAATAGTTATATTAAATTCAAATTAATGTTATCTTATAGGTAAGTTACCATTATGGTAAGAATTGTATTAAGTAAATATGGTGGATCGCCTCCAAGTGATTCATCAACTGATAGAAAAATTCAAACTCAAGAGCCATTGAATCCACCTAAAGAAGTTCTTGATATTTTGAAAGGTAATTTACCTAAAACAATGACTCGAAAGAGTATATCCAATCTTCAGGGTTTAGGTTTTGATGATAATGATTTAAAAACCCTGATTATGGATACATTGCAGAATGGCAGATACATTGACTCTGAGTGGTGCGAAATTAACTCTGAAAGTCCTTGGTATGCTTGTGATAGTTATGAACTTGTACGAAAGGAATATAATGAATACTCTTATAAGTATTTAGATGCAAATTACTTTCTAAAGTTCTGTATAAATAAAGCTGGGAATCTTGTATGTACTTTTTCATGTCACTTAAGCTAGCAGGTATAGGTAAATGACAAATAAAAAAAATATGTGTCCAATTTGTGAAATGGGCATTCTTACTGCAAAAGTTGAAAAAGAATTTCAAACATATAAACATGCTACCTCGGAGTTAAATCTTCATTATTCTGAATGTAATGTTTGCTATTCTCAAACTGCTACAAGCCTCCAACTTCGTCAAAACAAACGCGCAATGATTAAGTTCCAAAAAGAAGTAGATGGTTTGCTTAGCGCTGCGGATATTAAATATATTTAATGTGGTTCCGTTAATTAGACCACTCAATTCAGTTTTATAAGTGATAAATCCGCTCTAAATATTTAAATTATGCTGCCATTACTTTTAGTAAA